AATTAAAGGGGCTCGTTATATTCAATCGGTAAATGTACTTATCTAACTTCTTTGCTGTCTCCAGGCTAACATCTTTGCCTAATAGAAACCTGTCTATATTGTATTGGTGAAACTTCTCACCTCTACCCTGTATCTCTTTGACTATTTGGTTTCGTGTTTTAGTCTTCAGTGCCTCTCGTAAATAAGCTCGCAAACTATAATCATCTATGTACATATCAAAATGGTAAGTCATCAGCGTCTAACTGCGTTACTCTGATTTGTGGCTCATCAGTTTTTACATACGGCTCACTAAAAGAAGCACTGAAATACTTTGTACCCTTTGAAGATTCTTTAAGCCATAACGCTACTTCCATATCTTTACCGTTTACATTTACTTTACCTTTGTAGTCGGGGTGGTTTTCTGACTTCTTGTTATCATTTTTAAAGATAGCACCTGAATTGTTTTTCGTTTCCATTGTTAATCGTTTTTAAGGTTTAATAAATAAGCTATTGAACATACCCAACCCCAAACTATTGCGGGAGTGAGCAATATTGTTAGTAAAATTATCATATTATTTCTATTAGTTGGTTATAGTATTCTCTACAAAGTTCTATTCGTGTTTTTATCTCTTCTATTACTGCCTCATCTCGCTCAATAACAAAAGTCTTTATTCTCTTTTCTTTTGGTATGTGGTCAAAGTTATGTTTTGCTTCTACAAAATCACGAATTTCTTGGTTCTCATCTATTGCTTGTTGCTTCCAGTGTTCACGCCTTACCTCATCTTCTACTATTTCAAATGGTGTGTTAATCAGGCAGTAACAAAGTAACGCTTGAGTTTTACCTGTTAACCAAAGGTAACCTTGAAGCTGAAAATAGTACTCCTTATTTGGTATTTCATCCTCAAAGAATGGGAATGTAGTAGCATCCCAACTTGATTTAACATCTAAAAGTATTTCTGTGTTAACATCGGGCGTACCTTTTATCCAATCATTGCTAAAGCTTTCTTCGTTTTTATATATAAAGCCAACTTCCAAAGTGTCCATTGCTAAATTGATAGCCTCATCTTCTACCTGGTTACCCTTGTCTGTGTACCTACTCCAAAACTCTTTATAGATGCCGTACTTTTCCTGTAGAACAAGCTCCTGAATATAAGTTTTTGTGGTTTGTGATAATACCTCGCTTTTTAAACGAGGCTTTGTCATTATCTTACCTAATTGGCTGCATCTTACTTTCATTTTGCAATAGCTTTAAGTTGGTCAGCAGTTAAAGTGAAATCACTTGTTAACTTTTCTACTGAGTACTCACCGTTTAAAATAGCTTGTAATGCAGAATTAAATCTTTTAGCATCAATAGTCGGCTTCTTTGGTTCGTGTTTTACTTGTTCTCCTGAAGCATCGGTATCTTTGTCAGTTACAAGTCCGCAAATAGAAGATAAAGCGTATCTGCGAAGGTATGTAATAGCAGAACCCAATACTTGAAAGTCGTTCATACCTTTCAATTGTACATTTTGTGGTATTGCAGTTTTACTTTCGATGCTTTCACCACTTTCACAATGAAATAAAATAGTAATCAAATCAGTTCCGTTGATTAACTGAGTAAATCCTAATCCGTTTTTCTTTAGTAATGGATTAATAGTCTCAAAGATTTTCGGCAAATCAGCATAAGTGTAACCGTAACCTTGTGTTGCTTTGTGAATTACAGGCACTTCCTGTTGAAATTCAGCTAAACTTTTAAATAAATTTTTCATAGCGTTTGTTTTTATTTGTTGTTATAAGTATTGCACATTGCAATAAATCTTTTTCTTGGTAATTTTCTAAATTGCTCATAAGTTAATCCGTTTGCTTCTGCAATCAGTACCATTTTAGCGTTTAATTCTTCAATTGTTTTCATAGCGTTTGTTTTTAATTATACACAAATATAATACTTTTATTTTAATCTGCAATATTTTTTATCTTTTTTTTATAAATTTCTATTATTTCTTTTAATTCTTCTTTAGTCCACTTCTTTACATCGTGTGCTTTAGCTTGAAGCTGCATTAACTTTTCGCCTCCTATTCGTTTTTCTATACCTATTTGATAATTCAATAGGTTACCGCTTAAAAAAGTATTACAGTGTTCACATTGAAGGTGACAATTGTCCTCATCAAATCTTACTGCAGAATGTCCTCCCTGTGAAAAATAATGTCCACAATTTTTTTTGAGTGGCGGCTTATCACAACTTATGCAGTTTAAACCCTCGTCACGCATCCGAATAAACTTATTGAATACTTGTTGGGTAATCTTTAAATAATCGCTTAAAGTTGTTAAATCGGCTTTCATTTGGCTTTTCTTCTTTGTCCATTGTTTAGCGTTTTCAGTTTCAACCCAAACTTTTACACACTCAGGTTTAAAGCAATACTTCTGCAGGAATTTAACAGGCTCAAATTGTTCTTTGCAGTTCTTACATCTCATACATCTTCAAATTTAGTTCTGCTTGTTTTACTTCATACTTTAACTCCAGGTTTAAGCGTTCCAACCTGTAAGAAGTTTCTACTTGCATTCTTAACTGTTTTTCCATTTCGTGAATGAAAGCGTACACATCCTCTAATTCAGTTTGGCTTTCCTGCATTGAATTTATTAAGTCGGTTCTATTTGGGTGCTTCTTTATTATTTCATCTTTTGATATTTCAATCTTAATTATATTCTTTTTAAGAATTGCTTTTTGTTTTAGTAGTTCTAAGTTCATATTTAAAATGGTAAGTCGTTTAATTTTCGTTCAATCATTGTGATATTCTTTTTTATTTCCTGTTGTTTACAAGCAAATTCTTTTACAAATACATTCGGTGCTGGACTTGTTTGCTCAAAGTAGCTTAACCTTTCTTTATCAAACCATATTTCAATCATTCCTATATTTCCGTTGCTTCGTGGTTTAATTTTATTAAAGTGTATTTCTGCTAGATTAAAAGTTGGGTCTTGTCTATGCACTGTAATCATACATTTACCACTATTGAACCACTCACTACCACCTTTTAAATCATAAGGCACAGGTGCGTTTCGTTTGCCGTTTTCCTTTTCAGTTAGTTTAGGATGTATAATCGTGTGCAAATGTAAATCATTATCTTCAGCTATTTGATTCCTGTAAGGTAAAACATATTCTAAGTATTGAGCATATCCACCAAAGTCTGCATAAGGATGGTTTAAATCCTTCCAACTATCAATTGAAGCCGTGTGCAATTCTCCGTGTTTTTTTAGTTCTACTGCCATATCCCAAAATTGAATTGGTGTGAGCTTCGCTTTTACATCTTCACGAGTAAGAATTTTAAAGTGCTGTATTACCCAATCAATTGCTTGTGTTATTTCTTTGTCTTGTATAACATTTTTGTCTAATGGATTAAAGCTCTTACCGGTCTTCTTATGTATTAAATCAGCTACTATTTCTACATTAGAACCAACATCAGGGAAGTAAACTAAATGCTTCCATCCGTAAAATTTAGATGTATTCATTAAGCACTCCATTAGCACTTGAGTTTTACCACTCATAGGAAAACCTGTCCAATCAGTACAATTTCCTAAGCTCATTGAGTAATGCTCGTGCAAACTTTTAAAACCTAAGTATTTACCTTTTTGGTTATAGTTATCTCTATATTTAAACAAGTCAGTAATTACATCTCCTGCTTCGGTTATTTTATATCCATTTAACTCCACGGTGCTTTCCATTTTTTAGGTTCGTTTACTTCAGGTATTTCAATTGGCTTTTCCCAACTTCTTACACAGGCTTTCCAGTCTTTCATTTTGTTCTTTCCGACCATCCAACCTTTAGAAGTATAAAAGTTAAGAAATTTATTTACATCAATTCCGTTTTGTCTTATCATACAGTATTCAAGAATTTCATTAAAAGTAGGTTCTATGAATATACTTATTTCTTTCTTTTCTTTCTTTCCTTCTTCTATTGTGTTCACTTGCGTTTCATCCGCGTCTCGTCTGCGTATCGTCTGCGTCTCATCTGCTGTTCTCTCACCTTGATAACTCTCGTAGTTACAAACAGTTAGCTGTGTCGTTACTGTGTCACTTTTTACCACAATCATATTATCAAGTTGAAGTGTATTGAAAAACCTACTAACCTTTGACCTGTTCCAATTCCAACGCTTTGCCCAGCTTTCTAAAGACAAAATACTTTGACCTCTTTTTACTTCATATAAGCTGCCTTTAATGATTGTTTTTGCATCAGTATAGTTAACAGTTAAAAGTATATCGTTCCACGCTTCAAACTTACTAAAAACGCGTTTCTCGGTGTATAACCAATGATTAGTTATTGACCTGTGTAATTTAATCCAACCGCTCATAACTCATTAAATATATAAATAGATAAATAATGTATTAATTTAGCAGCTGCTTTTTTATCAATACAAATTGTTGTTGATTTTTCATCTTCAATAACTTGCATACTAATGTGTGTCCCAACCGAAACATACATTTTGTCCTCTTCTCTTAAAGCACATTGTAAAATAATTTCTTCCATAATCTTTTAATTTAAGTAAATAAAAAAAGCCCCGTATATCCGCAGGACTCGACTTCTGCTTCAATACAAGGCTAATAACTTCCTAAGGATTTATGGTGTCGAGCCAATCCGTTCACAAATATAACAATTAAATCAATATAAACAACTTTTTATTTTCTTTTTTAAATCTGTTAATTCTCGCATTGAATTTACTTTAAGTATCTCTTGTCTTAATGTTACTCTAATCGGAAAGCGTTCCCTTAAATCTAAAGTAACATTTAGATATTGCTCGTCTCTTACTCTATGCCAATGCTTATGAGATTCTATTGAATGTATCATTGTGGCGTGTGATTTGTTAAATATCTCACCAATTTCACGAAGCATTAACTTTTCTTTTCTTAACAGGTGAGCTAAAAAGAAGCGGCGGTAAACTTTGTCCCTTTGTCTGTTTGGTAGGTGTAAGCCTTCCTCTATGATTACTTGTTTTATTTCTTCTATTCTAGTCATAATGTAGGTTTTTTAATTAGCCATTTCATATTAATTCTTTCAACACTATACCCACAATTTCTTATAATAACTAAATATCTTTGTACTTTATTTGTCGTAAAGTTTAGCTCTTTAGCCATTGTTGTTGTTCTCATTGGGTTGTTTTCAAATTTTATTATCATTTGTAAGCAGTGATAAGTCTGCATTTTTTTCATTTGATTAACTCTTTTAGCCATTGCTCATATATATTAGTTGCTACTTGTGCTGTCATTATAGGCGGTACACTCATGCCTATTAAATAAAAAGTTTTATTATTTAAAAAATTATAATCTAAAGGATATGAGCCAATTTTGCAATATTCTAAATTATTCAAATATCTAGGTTGATCATAAACTGTAGTAAAATCTGAAGCTAAAATAGTATTAGGTACTAAATTATCTTTTACAAAAACTCTACTAAAAAAATTATTAGGTTTATTATCTAATCTTCCACTTGCAAATTGCAAACCTGTATCTTCTTTTTTTCTATTTTCCCAAAGTCTAAATACTGTTTTACTTAACGGCCTATCAATATTTTCTGAATTGTCTTTTACTTCTTTAAATACTATTTCAGGTTCATTAAAATTCATTTCTATTTTAGGCACTTCAGTAAACATATCCGCAAAATGTAAAAATTTATTTGCTAAGTCTTTTCTTAAGCATATAAAAAATACTCGTTCTCTTCTTTGAGGTACACCCATTTTTGAAGCATTTAGTAAAAAGTGTTGACAATAATAACCAGCTTTATCAAATTCTTTATAAATTTTAATTACATATTGTTTAGCTTCACCCATTAATAAACCTTTTACATTTTCAGCTACTACTACTTTTGGTTGAAGTTCTTTCGCCAAATCTATAAAGTCAAAAAATAAGGTGTCTAAAACTTGAAGCTCTTGTCCTTCTCTAAATATCTTTTGTTTACCCCAATCTTTTTCACGGTTTCCAGCCATTGAAAAACTACTGCAAGGCGGTGATCCATCTAAAATATCTAAATTATAAAGTTCTTTTGGTAAATCTTTTCTTTTTGCAAAAGTTGTAATACTTTCTAAAAATGAGAATTTAGGATTGTGATTTGCTTTATACACTTCAATCATTTTCTTATCAATATCGTTATGCCCTATAACATCAAAACCTGCTAATTTGTAACCCATTGTAGAGCCTCCACCACAGGCAAAGCAAGAAAATACAGTGCCTTTATCTTTTGTGAAAATTGCATCTTTTAAATTCCAATTATAATTAAATTTATGTTTCATACTGCTGTTATTTTAAAAGTTCCTAATTTATGAAAACCATCATTTTGTAGTTGTCTTTGCTTCCAAACTGCTATGTTTCTGCAAATAAAGTAATAAGTTTCTATTACATTGCCCTCAATCTCATAGGTTAGTTTATACGATCTCATCTCCGTTAGTTTGTTGTTGTAAAATATCAAAGCCGTATACCAAAAAGAAACTATCAAAGTGCCTTAATATCGTGTTTTTGTTGTAAGCAAATAACTCTTTACACCTGTTAACATACCACTCTCTAAAATTTAGGTATTGCTTTAATGTTAGGTTGCCGTTCATATCTGCAAATAGCCACTGTTGCGTTATTGCTTCATTATTAAATTCTCTGCGTTCTTCTACTTTATTGTTCATTGTCTTGTTGTTTAGGGTTTAAATAATCGTCCTGTGCTTCTAAATAAGCAAGGTATAAGTCTAAGTCAAAGCTACCGCCTTTATCCTCGTGTGAGGATTGATTTCTCCACCATTGCATTTTGCGTTTAATGCTGAAGCTCGTGGGTGTGAATGTGTTTTCCATAGTTTAATTTTTAAAGGTTACCGCTAAGTCCACTAAATAATATTAGTATTCCTATCGTTATTATTATATATGTTTCCATATTAATATTCGTTATTATCGGTTTGAAAATCTCTCTCATCTTCTACAAAGCCCTCAAAGCCAAAATCATTTGGGTCTTCTAGTATTTTCTCTTGTATAAATTCTACCATTTCGTTTACTTGACTT